AGCCTGTCTTGTTTGTTCATTACTACTCCTTTATTAATTCAATTGCTTCCTCTGCCGAACGCGCCACCCCAGCAATCGCTCCCTTATCCCTCATCGTTTCAATGAAATGTTTCTGATCCACTCGTAATCTGCCCTTTTCATTTTTCACTTCAATAAAAAACATCTTCCCATCTGATTTACGAAATCCGAATAAATCACTAAATCCTTTCGGCAATCCAGTTGAAACCATTCGACCGTCTGTCGTATGAAATGTACCCACATTTGCCCGAAATACAATGGCATGTGGATTCAATGCAATTCGAATGGAATTTTGCACGTCTATTTCTTTCATTGATTATCACTTCCACAGGAAATATTTAAATTATTTATCATCAAAAATCATTTTTTCACTTCAGGGACTGTTTAAGGGACTGTTTCAAAACCTTCTAAACTCAATAGTACCAAGGGATAAAGCCTATCTTTTATGGATAGGGACACTTTCTCCGCAAACCTTTATATATATAATAATATTTATTTTTTTATATTCTTTTTATCTATTTAACTATCTCTACTATCCCTAAAGAATAAATAAAGTATTAAAAGAGTAGATATATCAAGGTTCTAAAGGAGGGAGAGTTTGAACAAAACCATCCCTCAACCCTCCACAACCTTCCCCGATTTAAAAGTTAACCCCTTAATTATCGGCTACTAAGCCTCCCTCCACTAATAACCCAATTTTAAAAATGGCTTTTCATATTCTTCTAGTAGCTCAATCCCGTTATAGTGATTGACACCATTACTTTTATACTTGTGGAATTTCTTCCCCATCTCACGACCGAACTTCGTATTGCTCATCATATATTGACCATTCTCACTCGCCCAGTCTCTATAGATGTGGTAAAGCGTCTTTGCTTGTACTTTACCCTGTGGATTTCGCTTGCAGCACTCTTCTATAAATGCTTCAATGGAATCCATTTCTGTTCGATATTCCTCGCGTTGCTCCTGAATGATTTGTGGTTCCTGCAAACTATCCTTACGCCATTTGATGTAACCTTCCACAGCCCAATTTAAAATTGCTTTTAATTCCCGTCTCAACTTGTGCTTCAATTGTTTATCTACCTTTTCTTTCGGTATTTGCACGGTAAATGGGACGATAGCTAGACGCCTCCAAATACCGTCATCCGTACCACGAATAATCGGTTTGTGATTGGTAGCCATCCAAAGTTTAAATTGTGGCATAAAATCAAATTCATTTTCATATAAGAAGCGGGCTGTTACCTTATCGCCACCTGTCAATTGCTTTACTAATCCTTCATCTAACCGCACCCCTTCATTCGGTTCTGTGGTCGTAACTAACCGCGCACCATCTAATCTCGCAATATCCGAATTCGCCCCAGAACTTTGTTGTTTGACCATAATCGTCTGTGGTTGAATATTCGTTGCATAGCTCCCAAATATCTCTGTAATCACATCTAAGAACACAGATTTTCCATTTCGACCATTCCCATGCAGAATAAACATCATCTGTTCTTCTGTAGAACCAGAAAGAGAATAACCAACCGCTCGTTGCATGTACTCAATAAGCGCCTGATCCCCATCAAATATTTGATGTAAAAATTCCATCCATAACGGACAATCCATTTTATCTGTATACTCTACGGAAGATACTTTAGTAAAAAACTTCGTTTTGTCATGCTCGTGTAGTTTTCCTGTTCGTAAATCCAAGTAACCATTTTGAACATTAAATACATCTGTTTCATTATCAAATTCATGTGGTTGAATGGGTAGTAAATGTTCACTTTCTTTTATCATGTTTGTCTTCTTTTGACTGCCACGTGACGATTTCAGATGTTTATGCAAGGCCTTTTTCATTTCCGTTTCATCCTCTCCCTCTGGTACATAAACGGGCTCTTCTTTCATCTTTTCAATGACCTTATCAGCAATCGTTTTTATCATTCCTTGTTGGTCAATTAGCCATATCTTTCCGTCATAAAAGTACCAATTCTTACGAATGTAGCTATATCGAATGACTTCACCGTACGCGTCTGTGAAACGTTTTGCATTACCCGTATCATCGTAACTATACAATTTCTTTTCAATGGTTTTCACATCATTTTCAAGTACATACAGATTAAATTCTTCATCACGCTCTCTCGGAATAAAAGCATTGGTACAATCCAGAATGGCTTTCTGTAATGTTTCTGCACCATATGTAGATTGATTCTGTGTTCTATCCCATTTTTCACGATACAGAGACGAGCTTCGGAAGATACGATCCATCTTATGAACATCACGGTTTGTCCAAAACGCTAAATCATTGGCAAAAGCCATATCCGCTTCCGATTGAGAATCATAAAATGGTTCCCAACCACCATTCATAAATAATGTGAAGCGCATGCCATTTTTACTATTACAGGCAATCTGAATGATTTCGGCTTCTGGAATATCTACTCCTTGTGGAGTATCGAGAGAGGTACTTGCGTCCGCTACTTCACTTTTCGCAATGTATTTATTGTGGAGGTACCCTACTTGTCCATACTCATCCTCTACGACTCTTGTATAATGACCAACAATATTCCCTGTCATCGCAAAGAAACGGCCGCTATCATACATCTCCACATTCCCTTTTCGTCTACCACCTTTTGGTAAATCACCTTTGGCAATAATGTGAATGCCGTTTCCACTTACCGAGTATTCTGTATAACTACACATCATTTCGATAAACTCCGAAACCATATTATCTTCATGATCACCTGCTTGATACCGTACAATCTCTTCTCGTACATTATCCATATCAATCCCAAAGTACGGGGGTTTAAAATAAAAACCAATTCCATCACAATGAAATGTATCGATGGCAGCCATGGCGACTTCAAAAGTCGCCCATGTGCTTTCATCGTTTGATTTCCCTAATCCGCCTGTATTCGCATCAATAGGGATCTTCGTCATTTTTTCTCCACGTTGTTGTAATTTAAAACAACACCACTGTTTTAATTCTCTTAGTTCATCAGGAATGTTTTCATAGTTTTGCATATTACCTAGCCCCCTTCATCAAAACGGTAAATCCTGATCCTTAATTGGCACTCCGCTTTGCTTCATTTCCGAAAATGTTTGCGCATCACTTTTCTCCTTAAACTGATGCTGTAATGGGCCTGTGATGTTTGAAAAGCCCCAGCCCGTTACATTTGGGTACGTTTTTCCGTCATAGTCGGATAGCTCATTTTTCACAATGACACGTACTGTCTTTAGCACAAAATCCTGTAGTAACTCTTCAAAAGACGCATACGTCTTATCCTTTTCTAATTTGAAAGCTTTACCAATTGTATTTAGGGACTTCATGTTATACTTTCCCGTCGCTTTCGCTTTCCAGATTTTATGGAAGATATGACAATTCTTATACGTTTGTTCTACATCATTTCGAATAATCAAATCAAACTGAATATATTCCGCTCCTCCTGGTGTAGCATTTTCATTACATTGAGAAATCACTACTTCATACTCACCATCCGCAATACTCCCATTTCCATATACATCATTAAAATCTAAACTGAATCCCATGTTCATTCTCCATTCTGTTTTTTATTTTTTTAGATAAAACCTAATTGTTTTCCTTGATAGTACGCCCAACCGCGCTTATAATTCCGGTGTTTCGCTAATTCATAGAGTTCCTTCATATTCTTGCAGTCTGACGGCTCTCTAAAATCCAACGTGATATGGACATCCTCTTTTGTGACTTCTTCTAATGTCGCATCTTTGTCCCGTTCGTATTCTGTGACCTGTTGTATTTCTGGTTTATGCCTACATTCTGGACATTCTTTCGAACGAGATGGATAGACGGCAAAACAATTTGTACATTGTTTGATTTTGATTTCAGCTTCACTAATTAATTTCTTTTTACTGGATAAACTCCAGTACCTTTTCTGGTCTGGCAATCCGAACCTTCTCACATTGTCCACATGATCAATAATGATAGACGTTTTAGCGGGCTTGTATCTCATCCCTCTCATACTCTGTTGAATATAGAGAGAAAGGGATTGTGTCGGTCTCAACATAATCACTGTGGAGCAATCCGGTACGTCGAATCCCTCACCTATTAAATCCACATTCGTTAATACTTGGATTTCTTTATTACGAAATTTTGTTACGATTTCTTCTCGTTCTAACTTCGGTGTTTTCGCATCAATATGTTCTGATACAATGCCGTAATGTAAAAATTCCTGCCTTATCCTCTTGCTAGATTCAATATTGTGGCAATAACATATGGCTTGCTCTCCTGATGCTAATTTACGATAATGCTCAACCACATCACCATAAATCGTTTTACTTTCCAGCGCTTTATCCATAGAACTACAGGAAAATTCACGTAGGTTATTCAACTTAAGCAAAGATGTGTCTATCAATTTTGGTGCATAATATTTATAGGGAGATAAAAAACCATTTTGTATGAGCCATTCGGCATCCACTTCCTCAATGAGAATATCGTTTATGTCTCCTAACCCACTCCCATTTAGGCGAATAGGTGTAGCAGTAAAACTAAGACGTAACACATCGTCAAAATATTCATAAATCTTACGATACGAAGCCGCTAAACCATGATGAGATTCATCTGTGATAATCAATGCGGGCTTTGGTGTTTTATCCAATCGTCTCACAACGGTTTGAACCATTCCGAATTCTACGAAACTCATATTCACTTCGTTTTTAATGAATGTGTTACGAATCTGATCAATCAATTCTTTCCTGTGGACTACAAACAAAACTCGTCTGCCTGTATTCGTTGTCATTCTTGCGATTTCTGAAATCATGATAGACTTACCCGCACCGCACGGAGCGACGACACAAGGGGATGTAAATCCTTCTGTATAAGCTTGCCTAACACGATCTACAAGTCTTTGTTGATATTCATGTAGTTGGAACATCAGATTGTAACAACTCGCTTTGCAGACAACCTTCACGTTGATCCAAATGATTTTTAGCAAACACACTTTGATTACCTTCTAAAACAAATCCTCTTGTTCCATCTGCCTTTTTCACTAATTGACCGACCACATGAACAATTCCCATAATGTGATTAACGATCTTATCCCGAATATCAGGAATAAATTGTGTGTATTGCTGGCCATCATCATGAGTGATATTCCTTGTTGTCTCCCAAACTGTGAAAATAACATTTGCATCTAGTGAATTAAATGTTTCTACTACCTTTAAAAGGTGGTTATCTAGTAAAGCGTAGTCCTTTAACTCTGGCATACCGCTTTTTGTCTTTTCACCTTTTTTAAGCAACCATAACTTTTGGTAATGCGTTAGGTTATCGATAAAAATATTGTCGTACTTACCAATGTTCGCTTTTGCTAGTGCGTAAAACTGTAGAATACTATCATGTGGATTTTCACCATCAATTTTAGCTACGTCTACATTTTCATAACCCGATAACACTTGGCTTGTCCCATCGATATCCAGGACTAATGTTTTCCCTGGCAACAATCCAGCAATTGTTGTTTTACCGTTACCCGGCTTTGAATAGATAATAATTTTCGCTTTTTTACTTTTGGTAATATCAGCACCGTTTGTGATTTCCAATTGGTTCACTCCTTCGCCATGCTTTTTAGAACGAAAATGGAAGCTTCATGATCTCGAATATCGCTTTCAGTTTTCAAAATATTTGACCTGGTCAAGAA